GGTGTCTCACCAGACAATGCCCGTAACCCTCGGGGGATTACTTCAGCTTCTCGATTCTCTGCCTAGCTATCTTCTTTAGATATTCTTTATCAATCATCCCTGCATCAGCTAACCTGTGACAGTCTTTGCATAAGCATATAAGGTTATCATCATTCAACCATAGCTCTGGCTTGTCCTTCAGCTTCTCTATGTGATGCACTTCTATGTTACGGTAGTTATATATGCCTTTGTCCTTGCATACTTCACACAGATAGTTTGCATCCTCTCTGATCTGCTTGCTCTTCTCTGTCCACGCGCTCTTGCTTCTGAGCTTTGACTCTTTATAACTGTACTTGTACTTCTTCTTTTCTACGTGGCATATATAACCTTTCGGATGTATCTTCCCGCACCTACTACAAGCATAATAGCCTTGTGCCATTACTTAACTCTCAGCTTTTGTCCTGCATAAATGACGTTCGGATTGCTGATGCCATTCATAGCCTGTAGCTTCTGCCATGTTGTGCCATATCTGGATGCAATACCTGACAATGTATCACCACTCTGCACAGTGTAATATACTGCCTGAGATGCACCTAGCTTCTGGTTGACGATATTCTGAATGGTATTATAGTCATACCCTGCCTGTTCCAGTCTGCTCTTACGGCTGTTACCATCTCCCCAAGCTCCCGCAATAACCTCGCTTGCAATCTGTTCATTGCTCTTTCTGACAGGTGCAGCCTTCTTGTTTACAATGTCCTGAATAACATTGTAGTCATATCCTGCCTGTGTAAGTCTGTTCTTGCGATCTTCACCATTTCCCCAAGCTCCTGCAATCACTTCTTCTGCTACCTGCTCATTGCTTTTTTTAACAGGTTTTGGCGCAACTGGTTTTGCTTCACCGCTTGGATTTGCGTACTTGTGCCATGCTGTAGCATCCATATAGGCAATGTCTAAATCAAGGTTGCCTGCATATCCTGCCAATCTTCCACAAGAAGAATACTGTCTGATAGCACATGTGTAATAACCTTCATTCCATGGATGTTCCTGATATCCTGTCGGATTGTTATTCGCATACTGAGCAATCCACAGTCCATAGTCTCCGATGCCAGAGACTTCTTTGTACAAACTTGCTGATGCATAGATTAAAGGTTTGACCCCAGTTTTTTCTACAATTCGATTGCACCAGTTAGAAATCCATGTTCTAGCTGGACCACCTGTTCCGCACAGTGCGTTGTCCTGACGCTCCCAGTCTAAGCAGAGAATAGCTTCGCCGATATATCCTTGAATGTTATTCAAGAAATAATCTGCTTCTGCTACTGCATTTCCTCCATTTGCATAGTGGTATACACCTAATAGCTTTCCGTTAGCTTTAGCTTGCTGATAAGCTCTGTCGCAATCTGGATTCACATATCCTGTACCTTCTGTAGCTTTGCAAATTACAAAGTCACATGGCACTTTTGATAGATCAATTCCTTTTTGCCAATTTGAAATGTCAATTCCGTTTAATGTCATTTTTTTTGTCCTCTCTAATGATTCTGTGCCCGTTCATTTTCCAACTCCTTGATTCTTGCTTCGTGATCATCCTTGTACTTAAATAGCGTTTTTACACGCTCCGAAACAAGAACGAGCTGTTCTGATACTTTTTTTAGTTGTTCAGTCTTTTCACCATTTTCTGCCATCATCTTTTTTGTTGTGTCACAAAAATCGTCCAGTTTCACATTGATTTTTACAAAATTCTTTTCGACATCCAACTGCCGATTCTTTTCTCGTTCCGCCTGTTCTTCCTGACGTTTTTTGCCACCTGCAAATGTGTTGATTAACGTACATGCAAGCGATGTCAAAGAAATGAGTAATGCGATGCTTACACTTGCTTCAGGAGTCATTTATTCCACCTTTTTGTAGTTCGCCGAACTAATTTGTAAACATGCACCGATGCACGTACCAATTGCCGAAATAGTTCCTGCAATCGCTTCTGCGTTATCCCAACCCCAAATTTTTCCGAGCGTGATAATTAATGCTGAAAATGCGTTCGTTCCAACAAGTGCAACCCATTTTAGCTTGTCATATGTTTTATTAGAAAATACCATTTTTTACCTTCTTTCATAAGTAAATTATACTATAATTATTGCCAAAAAAAAGGGATTTTATCCCCTTTTTTCTATGCCTTTATTTTGTCTTTTTTTGCTCGATACTGATTGATGTTGTGTGCGTATCATTGAAATCCATCACAGAAGTAATCTTTCTGTCTCCGTAGTATTTTTTTACTTTTTCGAATTTAAACAAGCCTATAGGCATTCCGAATGGAAATATTTCTCTGCTTTCAATCAGTTCGATAGTTTTGTACTTTGGATTAAAGTCTTTGACAAGGTTCCCCTCAACACCATTTAACAATTTATGTGAATTATCCATGATTCTTTATACCCCTTTATCTTTTTTGCTCGATAATGATTTTGCCTTTTTCTGCCTTAACCGTGATTTCTTTTTCAGGATCAATACCTGATTCCGCAACAATCTTTTTTGAGATTGTCGTTGTATAAGTGTTTACCTTTAAGTCACCACCGACAGTTCTGTATTTCATTTTTGCAAGTTTAGCCATTGTTTACCTCTCTTTCATCCTTCAAATACTCGAACTCTTTTAATAGTTCATTCTTTGTTCTTTCAAACTCCAATTCAATTTGCTTTTGCACATCAATCTTAGTTTGTCTAAACCATTTCTTTTTAAATCTTTTAACTGATTCTCTGTAAGTTTCTTCGCTATAGTCACATGACTGCCACCACTCTAAATCGTGCAGCAAATCAACTAAATCTTTCATCATTGCGTTTAATTGTGAATCGAACATTTCACCTACATACGTATCCTCGATTCTAGAATACATATAATTATAATGTCCACCGCTCATTATCAATCCTCCATAAATTCGATTTGTTCTCTTTCCACACAGAACCTAGCTCCATCTTCAAAAGTAATATCGAATAAATTTGTAGCACTTCCATTACCTGTTAGCGTTTTGTGTACGTGTACAATATCACCAACTTTACAAATGTAATCTTCTTTGTTCTTACCAGTACTGCTGATTAAATCATATTCATACTTATCTGTAAGACACAACAATCTAGCTTTACGCATTATTTGATCACCTCACAGTTTGCTAAAATATCTTGAATCTTTGTATCGTAATCAACACATTTGAAATATCCTTTATCTTTTAACTCTCGTAAAATCCTGCGGGCTGAAAGTTTACAATCGGTATTACCATCACGGTATGTTTGGATTAAATCAAATTCAAACTGGCTCAATTTGTATACTGGCTTTTTGTATTGTTGATTTAACCATTCGCTGACTCTTTTAACGCATTCACCGCTATCTTTAAAATCGCATTCACCACAATTTGTATCTATACATGATTTAGGCTCGTCATTTACTACCGCTAAAGCATATTTAACATTTTGTAGAATTCCATCTTTGTAATGTTCATAGTTAGTTTCAATCTTATCTTCAAAATGTTCGCTTACTAATCCTGTAAGTAAATGTATATCTTCTTTGAATAAGTTCATCGCAAGCGTACAATTATCAGAATTGTAATATAATTCTTCCATTTGGCCTAAAATATCTATATATTCTTGTTTTGTTGCCATTTAAATCCACCCCAATTCCTTTAATTGTCATGTTCTAATTTTTCATTAGCTTCTTTATATTCTTTTGCTTTTTCATACAACTGTTTCGCCAATCTGCTTACACGCTCACAAGTATTGTCTGTATTTTTCCAATTGAAATAAAGAACATTGATGTATTCAATTAATTCATCTTTGGTAAATCTTTTCAAAGTGGAATTTGAATACATTTTAAAATTTAAGAAATTGAATGAATTACCGTCCAATGGATGTTCTTCTTCAAATAAAGATTTATATTCTCTCAATCTTTTATCCATTGATTTAGCTTTACGCTCAATGTAATCTAGACAATCTTTAACATCCTTGTCATCGCCCACCATTGAATCTAAATATTCGATACACTCACAAATTGTCATTTCATCTTGTTTCATTATCTTTCTCCTTATATTGCTTCGGTAATGGCATCCAAGCTTTGACATCCAATTTAATCATTCCATCACCAAAGTTTTTTCCATCCCAAAGCGCCCTCACTGGGTAACCTTCTTTATTTATAGATACTAGATACATATCCAATAAACAGTAATCTAATTCTTGATTTTCCTTTGGCTGTTCCGGAAGTCTTTCAGAAACAGGAATCCATTCAAATGAATCCGCTTTATCAACTAATTCCTGTAATATTTCTAGATAACCTCTACTTGCAATGCCATATATTTTATTATCATCATATGCATTCCATAAATAATTCATTGCTTCTTGATATTTATTCATTTTCATCTTCATTCTCTCCCTCTAACTTCTGCCCACAGAATGGACAACGATGATAATATTTCCTTCCATAATATGTTGGAATAGTCACAACTTCATGTTTACAAGTTGGACAAGATAGTACCAAATCACTACATGGACCAAATTCAATATCGACAGGCTTTTTTGGTATTTCTTTGTCAACTAACTCTTGCAAACGTAAAGCATGCCTAGTATCTTCGTTCATTGGCTTACCTTCGTAATGCATATCAAGATATTTATCTATGATATAGTTCAGGCTTTCTTGATATTTATTCATATGCCTTTATCTCCCTTTTTAAATCGTCAATAGCTTCTTTAACGAACTTTAAATCCATGTCATAGTCACTAACTAAATCTGCCATTCTACAGTTTGAATAGCCTTGTAAAGCTCCTTCTAATGTAGAGTGAAAGGAAATTGATTTCTGAATTTCCTTTACATCACCATTTTTGCTAGTTTGAATTGCATATTGAATTAGCGTATAACTTTTTCCATCTGATACAATTCCATATCCGTTTTTTAAATTAATCATTGTTCTTGCTCCTCTCTTTGACAATCCTATAAAGCACACATTTAATCAAATTTAATATATCTTGTATCTTTCACTTTCCCACATTTCAAACACACAAGATACTGAGTCTCACCGCTGATACAATGAAACATCTCATTCTTTACACACCAAGTAAATTCATGCTTACAGAATAATCTTTTAAAAACCAATTTAATTTCCTTCACAATTTCTTCTAAATCTTTTTCTGTCATACTTCCACATCCTCATCTTGTGGCATTTGATAAATTTCTTTATATTCTTTTCCAAAATAATTCCTCGTACAATTTAATTCATCAATGCGAAACTGATGCTCAGTCATAATACAAGTTTGAATTTCGTCTAAAACTTTTAAAGCTTTTTCTTTGGTTGAATAAATACCTAATTCTTGTTCGTATCTATCATAGTGTCCATTAATTGCGTAATAAACCCAATCATCAATACTGTCTTTACAGATTCTAAATGAATTAGCATTTGCTAATATATACTTGTTCTGACTTCTAATCCACATAGCTTAGTCCCCCTCTTTAAATATTTGTTCGAATCTTTCTCCTGCCTGCTCAAACATATCCATGTACATACTTAAAATGCACATATTCATCATTGATAATAATAGTGTGATAACCAACGCAACTAGCAACCATGCTTGGGCTGTTCGCTGTGTGATTTTCTTATGCTTCTTTTTTTTCTTCTGATTGATATTCAAAATGTTCAACTGATCATTCTGAATTTTATCAGCTTCTTCAAGCTTTGCTTCTAACTCTGCGATGTACGCATCTTTTTGTGCCTGTGTTAATTTAGCCATATAATCCTCCAATCATTCTATTTAAACTATTCCTTTTTTGTATCAACTTTGCGCACGTAACAATCCTTTGCTTTTAAATATGCCATAGTATCGTGTTTATATGTTCCTTTACAATATGCACAAGGTTCTTCAAACTCTTCAAAATCTTCGTATACACATCCCGTACATCCATCGTGTTCATTTACCTCTAGTTTCTTTTCTAATTCCCTTTTTTGGTATTCTAAAGTTCTGATTCTTCTTCTGTATTCTTCATACTTGAAGATACATTTTGTAGCTTTGTCCTGTTCTTCCTGTACTCTTTTAGCAACTAGAATACTGTATACAATTAATGTGATCCCGCCACCTGCCATCATTCCACAAATAAAATATGTCATTATTTCTTTTAATTCCATGTTTTTCTCCTTATCTTAATCCTTTTTCGATATTTTTGAAAATCTGAGCAGTTCCACGAGGTGCTTTGTCAAACTCTTTTACAACGTGAACATATTTTCCGTTTAATGACTTCTTGCCATATTCTGTATGAACCCAGTTGCCTTTAATGATTCCATAAGCTTCACGATCAACTGCTTTGGGATGTTTGCGAGTGCCTTCCCATTCAACATAAGTGATGAAACATTTTTGAAGTTTTTCTTCTTTTTTAACTTCTTTAGCTTTTTTCGATTCGCTCATTCTATTGTTTAACGTTTCGATAATTTCTTCTTTGGACAATTCAATAAAATCTTCGTCTAAACTATAAAAGTCTGTATTGTTGAAATATGAACCAGTGTGGTGCCAGCTTGAATAAGTTAAGAAAGCTTTCAAAGATTCTTTATTGTATTTATTCAATTCTTTTTCTTCAAAATCATTTCTTTTTTCTAAAACTAATTCGACGATCTCTGATTTACTCCATTTTGATAAAGGTTTTTCACCGTCTTCATAAGCCATCACAGCTCTTTCACTCATTTTATTTCCAACGTATGCCATGTTTTTTTATCTCCTTTTCTTTACACCCATATATTACCATATTATAATAATATGTCAATACTTTTTGTAAGTTTTTGTTTCTATTTGAAACCTTTAATCATTATAATATCGACTGCAATTCCTTCATATACTTTGTGATCAATGCCATGTATGATTCTCTGTCTGGCTTTTCTTCATGTCCATAGTTTACAGTGATTTGCATCGCATTCAGCTTTTCCACGATCTTGCAAGCCTTGTTTATCTTCTCTGCAAATTTCTTTGTTTCTTCGATGTTCTGTGTTCCACAAGCTGACCAATTCACGCCGAATGTTTTTACTTCTGCAATGCAGCTTGAATTTTCATAAATCGAAACTGTTCTGCCTTCCATAATTTCATTTACTGCACTCATAAGTGCTGAATATTCTCTGTTGTTCATGTTTGTCATTTTCTTGCCCTCGCCTTACTTCTTTACCGCATTACGTCTGAATGTTGGAAGTCCAAATGCGTATGCGATTGCTTTTCTAACTGTTAGGTCGCTATGAATATATCCACCTGCACGGATGATTCTTTTGTTTCCTTCTTCGTCCTCTGCATATGTACAACGATCAATTAAATCTGAGTAGTAGATATAATTCTTTCCATTTACTGTTGTTTTTTTTGTTGCTGTTTTCATGTTCCTTATCTCTCTTTCTCTTTACACTATTATTATAACACTATAATATAGAAAATCAAACGTTTTCATGACATTTTTTGACAATTTTTTTCGATAAAAAAAGACTAGGCTTTCCTAGTCCGTTGTTCTCATAAAATACTGTAAGTCATCACCATCGAAATGGTCATACATCCACTCGTCAGCCTTATGCCAAAGCTCGTCATACATTTCAGCAAGTCTGTAATTCTTTTTGTAGTGCTCTGCGATCTTCCAATTAAGGACCATCACAAGCTCAGTCATGTATTCAATGTTGTTCTGCCATCCATTGAATGCCCTGCAATATGTGTCTAGAATTGCAGGACAACCGAAACGGTCTGCAATGCTGAAGTCCTCATAGAATGTTGTGCGTGGCTTATATCCTGTCATCGCTTCGATATTCCACGTTTTAATTGTTCCGATATTAATTGTTTCCATGTTTTTTTTACCTTCCTTTTTGTGTACCCACACTTTAGGCGGTGGGCTTGCCTTTATATCATTAATTCATTGCCTGCACTTGGCTTGCGCTGAAGAAGCTTGCTTTTTTCATGAACATTCTTTTTTGTTCTTCGGTCATACCCTCACTGTTTTCAGTTTCCTTTGATACGCATTTCCAGATGTGGAATTGTGCAACAGCTTTCTCTCCTTTCTTAACACAATATCCTAGCTTTTTCCATGCTTGGAATGTATGAATGTCTTCTGGTTCATCGAGCATTATTTTGTTGCCGTTTTCATCCTCAACCTCGAACTGTCTGCCTGTTGTTCCAATCTTTCCATTTTTCATAAGTTCAACTGCTTCATTGAATATAATTTGTGCGTTTGTCATGTTTTTTCTTTCCTTTCTTTTTTCCTTTTCCTTACGTTATTATAATATCATAATATGAAAGCGATTGCAATACATTTTTCCGCATTTTGTTTCTTTTTGAAACATTTAACCATTCAAAATATCCATGAGCCTTGAATCCTGCGCTTTGTTCTTTCGTCTATCTTCACCACTTACCAATACAGGAAGGCACATTTCAATAATACGGCTGTAGATTCTGGCTTTGCTTGTATCTTCTGTATGGTACAGGTCTGAATATTTAAGATTCGTTGTAATAATCATCGGCTTTCCGCTTCTGTATCTCGCATCAATGATATTGTACACTAATTCATTTACATATTCAGTGTTTCGCTCAATTCCTAAATCATCAATAACCAAAAGATCAAACTCGTTAAGGCTGTCCAGATATTTCTGTTTTCCTTCATACATTCCCTGCAACGTATTGATGATTCGTGCAAAATTCGTGACAAGACACGGCACGCCATTGTCAATCAACTCATTTGCGATGCATGATGCAAGGAAAGTCTTACCTGTTCCAACTCCACCGAATAAGATAAGCCCTTTTCCTGCATTCTTGAACTCGTCAAACCTTCTCGCATAATTCCTGCACATGTCGCTAGCCTTCTTTGATTTCTGGTCGTCGTGATCAAATCGGCATTTTTGAAGTTCTCTGTCAGGAAAGCCTGTGTTCCTTAATCCTTCGATTCGTGCCAGTCTGTCCTGCTGCTTTTTCTCTTCTTCCTTCCTGTCATTTTCAGCGACCAAGCATGAACACATTACAGGAATATACATCCCGAACGGCAGCCATTTTCTTCGCGGCTCGTTACATTTTCGGCAATATATCATATTGTCTTTTATATATTCAGTACTTTCATCGCAATTCTCTAGCATCCTCTGGATTGCTTCTTCTGTTGGTTGTTCACTCTTAAATGTATCTTGCATATTTTTCTAGTCCTTTCTTTTGTTTCTATTTGAAACTATTTGCCGTAAAACATAGCCATGAATTCTTCTTCAGACCCATAACCGTTCTGGTCGTATTTCTTTTCTGGCTGTTTCTCACGTTTTGTATTTCCATCCTTCAATGGGAAGATACCTTGCCAGTTATTAGTGATTGACTGATTGAGGATAGCGATCTTTGTATCGTCTGTATTTCCAAATTCATCAAGTTTCTTTAACATAAGTTTAAGAGCATATTCTGTCATAGGCTTCTTGATAAACGATCTCATCTGTAAGAATGCTTTAAGTGCATCTTGCAGTTCTTCATTTCCTGTATACTCCGCAATCTGTTCATCATACGATTTCGACTTGTTCTTTCTTTCTTTCTTACTAACTATATTATTATCTAGAGTATTATTATCTAGATTATTATGTAAACTTTGTTTAATACCCCCCGTTAAACTTTGTTTAATACCATGTTCAACTTTGTTTAATACCATAGACTTAAGTTTAACGGCTTGATACTCGCAAAACTTTACACCATTCACAACCTTTTCATACTTTGTGATATATCCTTTTTCAGCCAATGACTTTAGGCATTTTATGCAGCTTTGCTTTGTTGAATTTGTCCAATCTGCAAGATACTGTAGACTACCTGTGAACCTTGTTTCATCATCTTGTGAGAATCCATATATGATTGCATACACAAGAAGCTCGTTCCCTTTAAGCCCTAACCTTGTAACCATCCAACCGGATATGTTGATATAATTCTCTTCTTTTACTTTGTTCATGTTTTTGCTTCCTTTCTTTTCTGTACCTTCAATCATGTTAGTGCCTTTCTAACGAAAAAACTGCACAGCTTTAATAGTTTCGCACCCTATCAAGCCATACAGTTCTCGTATCTATTCAGTTGTTTACCCACTCAGCAGGTGCGAACTACTGAACAGACATTATAGTTTATTACTACTCTTTAATTTTATCATCATAATGCGATTAAGTCAACACATTTTGGCGATTTTCGTTTCTATTTGAAACTTTTTGATGTCTTTACTCGTAACGATGCTGATTGTGTACTCTGGATATTTGTATTCAAACAGTTTTTGCTTTAACCGGAAAACGTCCGTAATTACCGCTGTAGAGCCTTTTACGTCCTCGATGATAGTTATATCATCCTCACACAAGATGTACCTAAAATCGGCTTTATACACGGTTTTACGCCATGTCTTGCCGTTCTTTCTGAATGATGGTATAAGTTCATACTCTGGTTGTAATTCCAAATCACGAATAACTCCCGCACGTTCCAGAATCTTCAGCTGTACATACCGCTCAGCTTCAAGCTTTGAGTCAAACTTGATGCCATCAGCAACCGTCTTTGTATTGTGATACTTTCTGTACAATTAAGTCACCTCACAGATAGTTTTTTCCGAAAATGTCAATGAACTCGCTAGTAGTCCATGCATACTCGTCCATCGCTCTTTTCTGCCCAAGTTTTTTTAGATGCATATTAAATTCATGCCCTTTACTGCAATGCACGCCGTATGCACTCATGTTGTGATCTTCTGGCTTGATAAACACCACAAGACCATACTTGATTGACTTTTTCCTGTTGGCAGTGCCGAAAAAAATTTCATGCCTGACAGTTCCGTATACCCGTTCTGAATAATATTTGTAGCAGTGTTCATTCGTGAAGAACATGCCTTCATGCATAATGCAGAACTCTTTCTTTATCATTTTCCGCTGCTTCCGAAACCTTTATCACCACGCTCGGTATTTTCATCCAGTTTTCATCCAGTGAATCAACGATGTGAATACCACCATAAAACACTGGAATAACAACCAACTGTGAGATTTTATCGCCCGCATGAACCAGATAGTTTTCATCAGAATGATTATACAACTTTACCATAATTTCGCCTGTATATCCTTCATCAATCAATCCTGTTGATGTAATGCCGTGATTGACGTTCAAACCACTTTTAGAAACCAACAGCCCTGCCGTTCCCTGTAGCAACTGAACATGCAATCCAGTATGAAATAAAGCACTACTGTGTGCCTTTACAAGCCTTGTCTCACATGATCTTATATCTAATCCTGCATCAGTTTTGTGCGCTCTCTCTGGCACGTATGCGCCTTTTTCAAGATAAATATTCATTTATTTTTTCCTCATTTCTATATACTTAAGTTTTGCAACCTCATCTGGCGTAAGTACAGGTATGCCCTGCTCTTCGCAATCTCTAATCAATCCATCTAAAAGGATGGAGAACTCTTTTGAATCCATGTCAGAACTTCCTTTGTAAATCTTGTAATGTGTGAACTCTTTTCCGTCAAGGTAACTTTTACCGATTGCTTCATAATATCGAAAATAGCCATCAACTTTTATGTCTGACCTGACCGATACAACCTCACACGTGCTGTACCGCTTGAGCATCATGAAATGTACTTCTTCACTGCTAAACCTCATCACGCTCGCCAACTGGTTGAGTAAAGACCAGTAGTAAGCATTTGCTGTGAGTGATCTTTTCGATTTTTTCTCTTTTATCTCGTACAGCTTTTCTGCGTCCTGCTGGTCGAACAACCACTGGATGATAGCTTTTGCATTTCCTATCATGCCGTTATTACCGCCTAGAATGGCAATTCAGACTCGGATATGTCGTTACTTGTATTCCCCCAACCATAATCATAGTTGCTATTATTTTGAACGCTAGGGCCATCAGAAGCCATTTCTCGCTTGCGTTCCAAGAACTGAAAGCTTGTCGTGACTACTTCTGTCACATAAACCATTCTGCCGTCCTTCTCATAATTTCTTGTTTGAATGTGCCCAGTCACGCCAAACAAGTCACCTTTGTGAACATATTTTGCGATTGTCTCAGCTGCTTTGTCCCATGCAATGCAGTTGATAAAGTCTGCACCGTCTTCTTTCTTTCTGCGATCAACTGCCAATGTGAATGATACAACTGGTGTTCCGCTCTGCGTTCTGCGTTCCTCAACATCTTTCGTAAGTCTTCCAACAATTACACATGAATTAATTCCTGGCATTATATCCTCCCTTTTTTTAATTGATATTTTCGTGTTGCAATAAGTGCATTTGAACAATTGTATTTTTTTGCAAGTTCTTTGTTCGTCATTCCTTTTTCAAAATCATTTTTAAGTTGTTCCAAATCAATATTGTATTTATTGTGTTGATTCCTCAATCCATAAATTCTGTAATAATTCTGTAACCTCTTAAAAGATATATGTTCTTTTTCCATTATTTGCTTATATGTAAACCCCTTTTCTATATATCTCTGCAATTTTTCTTTTGTGATGTGTGATATTTTTATCAATCCTGTTTTATATGCATGTACAATATTTTCCTTCTGAGTGCACCATTCAAGATTTTCCACACAATTATTTATAGGATTTCCATCTATATGGTTTATGTACGGCTTGTTCATTGGATTTTGAATAAAAGCAGTTGCCACTATTCTATGAACCTTTATGCTTTTTTTCTTTCCATCTTTCGCAAGCTCAACCTTTTTATATCCTGTTGTTGTATTTGATTGTTTTAGAATATATGGCTTTTTTCTTTTTTCATACTTGTGACCATTCCAATGATATAAGCTTCTTATTTCTCCTTTTTCATTCACTTCATATAATGAGTTGTAATTTTCGATAGATTTCCACATGATTTTTCCTCCACTTTTTCAACTCAATTATACCATTTTTTTCTTGCTAGCATCCTACAAACTAACGTTATTCATTTTTCGTTTTCCTCCAAATATTTTTCGATTAATTCCCATGTCATGCCCTCATTTATAGGGCTGTCAATAACTTTTCTGATGCCATCCCTAAGATGTATAATCTTCAAGAATTTTGCATCAACTCCATAACTTTGTTTCAATCCGATGCGGTACAAATTCAACTGATATGCGATCTTTTCCTTGTTTAATGCACTGACGGTTTTAATATCCGCAATGCCAGTTTCACCATCCATCTGCATTGTCATGTCAAGTCGTCCACATGCTATCGGCATATCATCCTTAAACAATACTACTGGCAACTCGCTGTCCAGAACCTCGAATCCATATTGCTTCTGCAAAAACTTAAAGTTCCGCACTGCTTCACTTCCATCATCATAGCCCGAATTGTTGTAGTTCTCGATTGCCTTATGCACTGCCGTACCTCTTTGGGCCGCATTATTCAACACGGCAGGAGGTACGCTTGCATATTCGTTTCTAAACTTCGCACCAAGAATCTGTGAGACACTTGGCAACATAATCCCATCATACAGATATGTATGAGTTTCAGGAAAAAATTCAAGCGTACCGCCTTTAATGCTGAATGTTTCCATCACTTCACCGTGATGCGGATGGACGGTTTTACTTTTGAGATTTTAACATACATGTCGTACACGTCAGGATTCTCATCCTTAAATGTCTTGCTGTCGAACCTTTCTGCATCATGTTCTGGAACAAGTGCAATCTTAAGAAACTCGTTGTCTAACTTTAATACGCCGTACTTCTGCATAGCATCAAGAATTTCAGCTTTCATGCTGTCCTGTTGTTTCTTGATTTCTTTCGCCTGCTTCTCAAGGCTTACAATCTTCTCACATACTTCTTCAGACAATGCAACGTCTGAGCCTGCTTTTTCGATAATGTTATTCATTTGTTTCATCCTCTCTATAGTTAAATTTAGTAAAATCATATTTGCCGATAACTCTTTTGAGTGGCTCGCATCCTGCACCTGCAAGAACACGCAATGCTTGCTCAACATCATTACTAGTTGAATTGCAAACTGCAAGCACGGTTACCATTTTTTCTCCGAACTTCGTATCAACTAACACTTCGTCACCACTCTTGATGCTTGCATAAAGCGGTGCATAGAACAAGAATTTTTTTTGGCTGTCAGTGTGCTGACATACTACAAATTGCACGTAACTACTCATGATTGTCCGCCTTTCTCTGCTTCATAATCTTTCCAATCAACTCGCTTGCTTTCGACATTGGCATATCTTCAAGCTTGTCGATTTTGTTCATCTTTAACAGCTTTTCAAGATTCTCGCCAGTGTAATTCTTGCTCAATACCTCAATCTGTCTTGGTGATGCCTTGCGCTCAGTGCTGTTCGTTGCTTCATCATCATTTCCGTCTGTATCTTCTTCAGTTGCCATGCCAAGGAATGCACCTAATGAATAACGTTTTCGATATGTGATCTCTGCTCCTTCATCTTGCAACTTAGCACCTTCCTTAACTGCAAACGGGTAGGTGTTTGTCTCGAATACGTGTCCACTCTCGTGAACAAGAATACATCGAACACCATTTACGCCATTCTCATCAACCCCAATGGGCTGTAATAGCGCAAAGTGCTTATTTTCCTTTATTTTGTTTAAAATGTTGTCAAGTGGTACATAATTAAATTCCTTCTTAACCCACTCGCCTGTCTTTCGATTCTGCACGGAATAATTTACCTGTGCAGACTTTTCAAGTCCTCTCAGCTGATTTACCAGCTCAATCAAATCTACTGCGACTTCTGCTTTAATGTTTTCAAATCCTATCATTTTTTTCTTTTTCCTTTCTTTTTGAAACATCCAATTCGTACTGTTTAATAATTTCGATTAAATCTTCTGCTTGCCCTCTTTTTACGATTTCTGCTACGATTTCAAACATGTTTTCAGCTCCCGATAATCAAATTCGCATACTCTTTCCCAAATACATTGCAGAACACTTTGACAAGCTTTGTAGATGGATTGTGCGTTCCTTGCTCAATACAAGCATAATGGCTAGTCGATATTCCAAGCATTTCTGCTACATCTTTCTGAGTTAATCCCTTTGATACTCGAAACGCTTTCAGCTCTGCTCTTTTCATTTCGTGCCCCCTTTCTTTGCCTACATTATAAACCCTTATCATCAAATTGCAACTACTTTTCATCTTTTTTTGATTATTTGTTATTGTTTCAAATAGCTACGGTGTGTTATCATCGAAATATAAACTTTTTTAGGTGGTGTAAAAAAATGATCAACAATAAATCAATAGGAAGGAAACTCAAAGAATTACGCAACTCACGTGATCTTAAACAATCTGAGCTTGCCGAACTTGTCGGGCTTTCCCGCCCTGCCATATCCAATATTGAGTCTGGGAAACGTTCCTTAACTCTTTCAACACTGAAACGTTTTTGCGAGGTTTACGGAATTGATATATCTTACTTTGGAATTGATACAACAAGCTATGATGAAGCGACAGACCTCACACTGCGCATCGAGTCTCTGTTTCACGATCTTCCTGAAGCTGAGAAGGATGAGCTGTATCTGAAGATAATGAAACTGTACCTTGACAGCAAGAATGTTTCTGATTGAAACCATCTGTCGAAAAAAAAGAGTTGTCTAATTCATATTCAATTTTGATATTTTCCTGTTCAGCATAAAGGTTAAACAGCAACGAATATATTTTTTCTGCGTCCATATTTTCACCGCCCTCATCGGCTAGTATGGACTGCTTTTTTTATTTTCAATCAATCGGAGGTAATTTTATGAGAAAAAATCTGCGAGTGGCAGGATACGCTCGTGTTTCCACTGATGAACAAAAGAAATATGGATATTCAATACAGGCACAGACCGAAGAAATAACGCAATGGTGCAACGACAACAATCATGACCTAATACATATCTATATTGACGAAGGATTCTCGGCAAGCAATATGAAACGTCCGCAGCTTCAATCCATGCTGTCAAACCTTCGCGATCTGGATGCAATAGCTTTCACACGTCTTGACCGTCTGTCACGTAACGTACTTGAAGCAAACAAAATGCTCGAATTGCTCCAACAAAACAATGTTGCCATGATTTCCATTTGTGAGGACGATATAAACACGTCCACTGCGAACGGTCTGTTCATGTTCAACCTTAAAGTCAATCTTGCAGAACATGAATTAAAAAAAGGCTCTGAACGCATCAAAGCCGTATTTGAGTACAAGATTGCACAAGGACAACCTATCACTGGCAACGTTCCTTTTGGTTACAGGATTGCCACGGAAAACGGCAATAAACGCATTGTAATTGATGAATCCAAAGCTCCAATCGTGAAAGATATTTTCGCATCATTTCTCCTGCATCAATCAGTCCATCACACTGTCGAATACGTAAACAATAAATACGGACTGTCTAGACCTTACATGTCATACATGCACATTCTGAAGAATGAATTTTATGCAGGCTCATACCGTGGCAATTCCAATTATGCCGAACCATATATCACGAAAGAAACATACAATGCCGTTCAGACCGCATTACAGTCCAATATACGCACTGGAATACAACGTCATGTATATTTATTTACTGGACTGTTAAGATGCCCAGAATGCCGTTCTAAGTTGGTTGGAGTGAGCCATCCAAAAGGTGGCAAAAGATATTACTATTATCGTTGTAACAATGCCCACTCAGTGCATACATGCACCCACAAAAAGCACTATGCGGAGCTGGCAACAGAAAAGTATCTATTGTCTAATCTTGATAAGCTGCTTAAAGATCATATAGCAACAATCTCAAGCATCACATCGGAAACAAAGAACACAACTGAAAAGGAATTGAAAGAATTAAGGAAAGAACTTGATAATCTGAATTATATCTTTATCAAGAAACGCATGCCTGTGAGCACCTATGAACGCCTATATGCTGAAACTGAAGATAAAATAAAAAGGCTTGAATCCTTCAAACCTAAAAGCACCGATCATCTTAACCAATTTCTGAACAGCGGTTGGCGCTCAATATATGATAACCTCACACGTGAGAATAAACGCACGTTGTGGCGCAACATCCTTGATTCTGTCCATGTTTCACCTGATGGAATAGAAGTTTTCTTCAAGTAAAAAGCAGACATTTCTGCCTGCCGATTACTAGGAGAATTTCATGCCCAAATGTCAACTAAACCCTACGCCTATAATATACACCAATCAATCACCTAATGCAAACGGTGATTTTTTTCTGTACTAACATGGTTTAACCTGTAGGCTATGACAAGTTAGTATAGAATTTTGCAAACAAAAAAAGCAGATGCTTCGCATCTACCTACTAATATGTAATGTATTCTCTATTTACAAGCTTTAGCATTCTCTCTGCTTCTTTTCTTAACGCTTCACTGATTAAATCTTGTTCTTCTTCTGAGTATTTTTCTTCATCTATTCTGTAATAAGCTACTCCAAGTGCTTCTTGTAAAATATCTCTTGCAATTTCCTTTGCGTCTGTCTTTTTCATTATTTGTTACCTCTGTTTCTTTTTAATTCTCTAAGTTCTTCAATTGTTCCATTTGTTTCTAACCATTTATCATAAATGTTTTTTTCTTCAACAATTCCTCTATGTGGATGATACCCGTTATAATATAAATCTGAAATAAAAGCTTTCTTTGTTTTATATTCCCCTTCAATAAATACATTTGTTTTGTTTTCTTTGTCTACTGCTAAGCATTTGTATGTTTTCATGTTTTGTTTTCCTCTCTCTTTACACTTATTATTATAATACTATAATATAAAAAGTCAAACGCTTTCTTTAGTTTTTTTTGCATAAAAAAACAGCCCGCCGAATACCCCCGACAAGCTGAGAAAGGAAGTGGTGAACATGAACAACACCACGTTCCTAGTATATCATGATTTTGCTTAATATCCAACTACTCTCGTTATAAATATCGCATTTTCTGCTGAATATACTGAGCCGTTGCTTTTCAAAGTGATCTGATAATTCTGACTGAATGTGATCATTGAACCAGAAACATTCACAAGAGCAAACTTTGCATAGTCATAATCCGCAATATAATGAATCGTGCCTAAATGCACAAGTTTTCCGTTCGGACTGAACACCTTAACGCTGCCACAAGCATTATCGCCAGACGATCTGTAAAAGATTTCAAGATATGTGTAGTTTTCCGCACTGTCTGACAATGTGACAGTTCCTGCTGTTCCATTTGCACTGTTATAAAGCACCTGACCGCTAATGCACACGCCGTTCACTTCAAGACTGTTATTGTACTTTGGAAAGCAATTTACACCGAAGCTGTATTTCTTGATGTCAGTGTACGTAATCGGGATACCTTTTGAAAGAATCAGATTGTAGGTTGTCTTTCCTATCCTGTCAGAAACCTCAACCTGTACGTTCCACTCGTACTTGTTATCAGCCGTAAAGCTTGCATCGGTGTTATTCTGCACGTTTGCATAACTTCCATAAGAACTGTCAGAAACCTTCTTTGTTCGATACCTGATTGCGACTGTATTCTTGCCACCGATTGATGCATAATTTGCATTTACATTTAATATGCTTTCTGAATAATAATTGCTTTTTCGGTTCAGCTTGATTATGGCACTTGGCAATGTCCAATCATACACAAGCACCGTGATTTTTCTGATGCCCTCGTTTCCCCTCGAATCAACGATTTTGACGGTCACTTCCGTATCGTATGATACATTTACCACACCAACATTGATTGTGCCTGTAGAGCCACTTAAACTGCCCGTATACGTATTTCCATTCACAACCGCTGTCAATGTTTTCAGCGTTGCACTGTTTAACGCCCTTGCATTGCTCACACTGATTTGTAACGTAGAATTATTACGAATGATATATTGATTGTTTTCTGTGATTGCAACTGTTGCCGAATTTGTATCTGAATACACCACATCAAAGACAGGGCTAGAATTTACAACGTGTGCAATAATGGTACAGCTTGATGTTCCTATAACCGTGCTGCCACTATACGTTGTTACAGCGATCTCTCCGGTCATGGCATTGCTGTTTGGCATTTGTGCATAAAGATTAGATGCAATCCTATCTGTATCAAGTGTAATATTATCTGTTACACCTGTGCCGATTGTATAACTGTATGAACCCAACTTCAACACAACAGTGTGCGTAAACACGGTTGACTTTCGGTTCATATGCACAACAATAGTATCTCCGATATTAAAATCAGGAGAATTGTTTGGCCATGTGTTCAGACTTGGCTGTGATGCTCTGCCAATATCGGGAAGGCTCCAACTTCCAGAACCTTTACAGTTTACGCTCGTAACATAAATTGCACACTCTGCATATGCGCTGAAACTCTTTGCACCGTTGGTATCGTGACCAATTGCAAGCTCTCCAGATGCCACAACCGTTCCAGTGTATAACTTAATTCTAGTGTTTGATTGATAAACAACAGTGCCGTTTACAGTACACTTGAAAGGCCCTGCCATGTACCAATAGCCTGACTTGATTCCTGCACCCTTTAATGTCCACGAGATAACAGACTGATTGTTTACGGTGCTTTGACTTTTCAATGACCAGTCAAATTGTAAGCATGCACCATCATATGTTGTTGTTTTGAATGTTCCTGATGTAGCCATATTACACTCCCACTATGCCGATGCCGTCATTTGTAACAATATCGCCATCTTTTACAGTTATCGGAATAAACCGTGCCTTGTTGCATAACGTGATCTCTTCTTCGATAACAGATTTTTTCTGATGAAACTCGTCACCTGAAACCCAGAATGTTTTAGCGCCAGTTCTGTCATATCCCGCAAATCCAACATAATTATTGACCACAAGATATGAGCCGTCAAGACCATACATAATCAGACCATTTTTGTCCAGCTTTGCAATCAGATTATTTGCTTCATCGTATACTTCAATTTGTCCGTTCTGGTTAAGGTTAGAACCAAGCTTTAATGTTCCACCTTTAATCATGTCCGCAACTAAATTGATAACGTTAATATGTTGCATATTCAGCACATTGTCAATCGTCCATGCACTTTCAAAATCTCCATTGATGCCAGTACTTGAAAATGCAATACCTCCGCTGTTAATCATAATGACGTGGTGAGCTTCTTCCTTTGGTAATGCATCAACCACAAGAATCTTGTCGCCTTCATACACAACATAAGAATTGCCAAGCATGCCTAGAATTGTTTCCTGAGCATGTTGAATTGCATCTGAAAACACAACCTGCAAAGCAGAATTGTTTTTCTCCACGCTCTGCTGAATTGTTGAGCTTACTGTCCCCATCAAGTCAGAAACTTTTTGTTGAAAATTTCCAAATTCAAGTTCCGTATACTTGCCTAGAATGCAATCATAGTCGTACGAAATAACATGCGTTGTAATATCCACACCCATCGGCTCGTCAATGACTTCGATTGTATCACCTATATCCGTCAGCTTTTCGAGATTGGCCTTAAGTGTGTAATTCACTTTTGGCACGCAATTCTCGTCAACATATGCCTGTCCCTGATTTCTCAAATCCTCAATAAGTGCATTGTTATATGCCGTCTCATCAAGATGTCCTTCTGCATCCTTGTATAAGTCTTGGTCAACATTCTGATTGAAAGACACGACTTTTGTAAAAGGAATATCATACTGTGTCTTGCTGTAAAGATAAACCTCATCCAATAACAGCCCATCTTTTCCAACTGGCATAAGTTTTGTGACTACACTGTCCCAATTTGCCGTGCATGTCATTTCTTTAAGATTCTTTTTGTATCGTACAGTCACACCATTATCACGCCCGATAGTACTCATGATTGCGAACCTGTAATTGTCACGTACAAAGTGACCACCCCAACGCTCTAGAACCGTGCTAAAAGCGTCATACAGCGATGTTCTCACGCACCTGTATGAATTTACTGCTGCAATATCAGACACCGTCTGAAACGGGCTAGGATTGTCCGTGGCGCTGTTCAAATGGTCCATCGCATCGTTGCAATTTTTATCAACAACATAACTGTCTGCAATCACATAGTTTTGAGCATCATACGAAATATGCTGAGCCTTTATCTTGATCTTACTCTTTGTTTTTTCTGGATTCTTAATGCGAAAAGCCTGTGCGCCTTGTGGAGTATCTGCAACGATAATCCTGTTTGCTGTCAAAAGGTCAACATAAGAAATGTCCGCTTCAACATTCAAATAAAATTTGCCGTTATCTTCTTTATGAACTTTTGCTTTGAATGGCTGAATGACTGCATCGCCGTTGCTTGAAAAGTCTGTGTCTGTTGTTCCAAATAATTTTATCATGTTTAAACCCTCACATACTTAATGAAAAAGGCGCTCATTGCGCCTGCTTTTATATCCTACAACTGTGCCAACGCTTTTTGTACAGCATCGTGCCATCTTGGCGGCACTTCATCAAGAGTCATTCTTTCCATCTGGATTTGTCTTAAATACCATTTAATCATTCTGCTGTTCCTCCTACGATTTCTGCAAGTGAAGCGATAGCTTCATTGATTGCTGTGATGTCAGCTGTGTTCTGCTCAGATGTATTCTGTAGTGCCTGAATTGCCTTTGTTGCGTCTACAACAGCTTCTCTTGTTTCCTTAACCTCGAGAGTTACTGTAGTTGTGTTCTCCTTGGTGTTTACAGAGATTCTGTTGCCTAGGCTGTATCCTTTCGCTGTCAGAACTACCTCACCAAGTTCGTTTAGAATTTGGATGTCTGCGATCTGTTCCACTGTTAAAGCTTCTATAACTTCCTGGTATCCACTACCTAATATGGTTACTGAGACTTTACCTTCTTCAGCATTGAATTCTTTTATTTTTAATTGCGTGCCATCTTTCAAGACCAGCTTTTTTGTTACTTCAATTCTTTCTTCTTCCATTTTTCTTCCTCCTTATGCTGTGCGCTTCCAAATGTTAACTGCTAGGTATGGAGGCATATTGTTATGTGCGTTGCTACCGCCTTCAAAATACGCCATGTATTCCAAATGTCCACCCGTGTTATTGCCATCAACAGGCATATACCATACGTTTCCTCCACCCGCATTTGTTGCCCACGCTGATAACTTAGTACCGTCGTTGCGAACAACTGGATGTGCATGTTTCGGCATCTCATCGACGGTTAGTTTGTGTGTTGATTCTCCACCAGTACTTGCAAGTACGTACCTATCTCCCGCCTGTATTAAGCAATGTCCTTCCGCAATCTTTGACCATGTTCCACCGAATGATGTATTCGGGTTAAAGCTAGAGCTAATGCTCATGTAGATACTTCCAACTGGATAAGCCTGAAGCGGTCCAGGCATTTTAGCTTTTATCTTTCCCCAGAAGTATTTAAGTCCTGTTTGATCTAAATATTTAGCCATTTTTTCCTCCTTAGCTAGCGACTATCGAGTCGATATCTGAATTGGTAATTGCCGAGACACTTGTTGCGCTCAGATTATCCAATTTAGTTTTATCAGCTGCGGACATCAATCCATTTGCCTTCTGTGTCGCAATTCCATATGTTGTATTGTTATCCTGCTGAGTGAACGTAAATGTTGTTCCGTCTAGTGCCGTTGCCGTAAATGTCGTTCCTGATCTTGTAATGCTTTTTATCGCCTTTGACTGATCATAGTTTGCAACGTTGCCCAAATTCATTACTTTCTTTGCAACTGATGGTGTAATATCTTTAATCTTTACCCCATTGCTGTCATCATATGCGGCAAAGTATTTTGTTGTTGTAAGTCCAGCACCGGAATAGCCTATCTGAATGGTATTGCCTGCATTATTGTAATCGTGCAGTCCTTTAACAACTTTGCTAGAATCAGCAGTATTGTCTACATTGCCAAGCCCAACTTGTGCTTTAGTCACTCCATGCGGATTGCTTTTATTTCCTATATGATTTCTGGCTGCGGAATCCTTTAGCGTGTATGTTGTTTCATTTGGTAGTTTGATACTTGATACATCAGCCATTCAAGCACCTCCTTTATAGCGTTCTTATCGTTTCGTTTGTGCCTGTAAACGCTGGTGCGGATGCACTAGCAGACTTAATGCCTGTGGCAACTGTTACCGCTGTTCCTTTTGTTGGCAAAGACCCTGCTGAAAATCCAAGTGTTAGAACCTCATTTGCAACCGATGCCGTGAAACTTGGCAATGTGCCTACGCCACTGATAGGCGTAACACTCGCTGTATTTACAGTAACCGAAACAGTCGGTGCGGAAACTGAACCTTTCGGTGTATATGATGCACTCGCATAATCCTTGAATGCCAGTGCCTTGAGACTGCCTGTACTACCGAACTCGTGCCACTTACTATCTGATGTTGACCACACAAGTTCAAGCGACCCGTAAATTACAACGTCACCATTTGATGGCGTATAATCTGCATTATTGATCTTGATTGGTGATGTGCTAGAGCCATTCGCAAGTGCCGTTGTTGTAACTCCTGCGTAATGCATAGCACCTGTTGCAGAGCCCTTTAGAATGCTAATGTCATGTCTTGCTGTTGCATCTTTGATGTCGTAAGTTGCTCCACTAGGTAATGTGATTTCTGAAATATCTGCCATTATTGTCCTCCTATTATCAGATTTCCTTCACTAACAGTATACGTCGTACCGCTGTTCCATTTAAGCCTGTCTGTACGTGATACGTGTATATCCGCATTGCTTGTATGTGTATTTATTTCGCTGTTCAAATTTTCAAACTTTTTTTTGGCTTCGCTTGCGCTCTCAATATCATAATCCGCAAGTGCTTTGTTTCCTTTTACCTCAACGTTGTTGATTTTAGGAATATTTGTTAGTTGATTATAATCGTCTGTACCAACAACTGAAACGCTATCCAATTTTACGGTTAAGTGATTATCATCCGCAAGCATGATAATCTTGTAATCATCCATGCTTTACACTCCTTTTTCGGTATCACATGCAAATGTGACTTCTTCCGTGATAATCAGCTTACCTACAAATGTCTGATGTATCTGGTCACCTCTGATAAGCTCAATGTCATAATAATACGTCCCAAAATCAATGTAGTCTGTATCTTCAGGCCTAATTGAGAATGAATATACATTTCCGTCTTTAGTTATCGTTCCATCAGTCAACTTTTTCTGGATGATAATTTTTCTTGATGATGTATTCGCTTTTACCGTAAATGTAATTTGAGTGAATCCTTTGCTTACCTCTGCATCGTTTGCATCGTGAACGGTAAAATGAATATTTCGCAAGTCACCTCTCGGCATTGTAATGTGTTCCATGTTATCACCTACTCTTTCACGATAGTATCAATTTCATTATTTGAAATAGATGAGGTTGGAGCAATATCAGCCCACTCATATTCATAATCAGCGTTGCTTTTCTTTTTCAAAAACTGTCCTGTTGTACCACCTGTAGGAATGCCTGCCCCTTTTTCGCCATTCAGACCATCCTTACCATTCAGGCCATTTTCGCCTTTCAGGCCTTTTTCGCCTTTCAGCATGAAAACCTTACAAACAGGTTTTGTAAAGTATTCGCCCATTTTATGCACCCCCCTAGTCTGTGATTCCATTTCGTATTTTCAATGCGCCTATCAGGATAGTAAACACATCTCCATTTATCTCAATTTGCATGTCGTAAAAATAATGTCCTGATTCAATGTCCTTTGTATCTTCAGGCACAATTCGCACCACGTAATACATCTTGTTGCGCTCCTGCTTCCTGAATGTGATGCCATCTTCTAGTGTTTTCTGGAATACGACATCGCCATCATCAAGATTCTTTTTACACGTAAAGAGCGCCTTTTCAAGCTCCTGCGGTTTGTCATCGAACTCAATCTCAACCGCAAATGACAGTGTGTCGCCTTTAATCATTTCAAGATTCGTCTTTTCCATTATATCCACCTCGACAGATTTTCAAATGCAATATATGTAAGCTGTCCATCCCATGACACGGAATTAGGACCGACTTTCAGCATAAATTTGTCGTAATTTCCGACAACATATCTGTTCATCAATACATCATCATTATACGCTTCGAGCCTTTCTGTGTCTATTGTGATGGAATTTGATGCGCTCATATCAATTCTGAACAACTGCACACCATTCAACGACAGATTGATTGTTCCTGAACCCTTGATATGAATGATAGGTTTTGAAACATAATTGCCGTTATTTCTCACGGTAATAGCTCCTGTTGGATTGTCAAACACCTTCATTCTTTCGATTGTGCTGTATTTGAACGGTTGCACATGATACGTGATCTCAGCCGTTCTGAACCTCATAAGACGCTCATAATCGACAGCATCAAGAATGTCATATTTGTAATATCTATCTGGTTCATTTGAAAACGTTACCGTTCCGCTTGAATTGAAAAACGGAATAATATCATCAATATCATAGTCACCAAACAGACCGATTTTCATTTTTTTGTCGTATGCTGAATATCCTAACCTTGTGATAATATCACCATCACGACCATCTATCTGTTCAATACTTGTACGCATCAAAGGCTTACTTATTGACGGCAATTCCTGAATCAGCAATCCGCTGATATATCTGCTGTCAAGTCCATTTTGAATTACATAGTTTCGCACATCTTTCACCACCTTAGTTGTATATCAATTTTGTAACTGTTCTATCAACGAAATGTCCCATTTCTTCGTCGTCCATCACTATTTTGACCTGTGATAAAGCATCCTTGAATGCAGAAACCATGTTGTTATAGCTTCCACCACTTGTTGAAATACCACCGTTCACATTGAATGCATCAGACATACCATTTGCCAGTGCTTCAGTCTGGTTTATCAGCTCTGGGCTTGCCTTTCTTAAGCTGTCGCTCAATCCTTCAACCATGTCAGGCATCCAACTTTCGTATTCAGCCAATGGCCCTTCGTCAGGTCTTGAGAAATGAAGAAATGACGTGATTTTATCTGCAACTGATTTGACCGCACTTGTCACATGATGAATCGCACTCCTGATGCCGTTTGCAATACCCTGAATCATATCGACACCCCAATTATACAACTGACCAGGAAGGCTGCTAATTGTCCCGATAATGTTATTTACAAGTCCAGATGCGGCATTTGCACCCGCTTGTGCCAACTGCCCTGCAAAATTCCACGCGTTATTCAATGCACTTGATAGCCAATTCCATACAGCAGACGGAAGCCCACTGATAAATGACACAACACCATTGACAAAATTAGAACCTGCTTCAGAAGCTCTAGAAACCATGTTAGAAGCCCAATTCTGTACGTTGCTTATAACATTACCAAGGAATGCGCCAATACGCCCAGGAAGTGCCTGAAACCACGATATTAGGTTGTCTATGAATCCACCAACTGCCGTGATTGCATTTCCTACTGTGTCCTTGAATGCATTCCACACGTTTATAACAGCGTTGCGGAATCCTTCGTTTGTGTTCCACAACGTGATGATTGTGGCTACAAGTCCTGCAAGCAACGTTACAACGAGCATAATCGGATTGGCATTCATTACACCATTAAGCAATGCCTGTGCAACAGATGCACCCTCGTTAGCAAGCTGAAATGCTTTAACCGCTCCAACCACGCCATTAATCATGCTTACAACATTCCACGTTAACATAGCGGTACCAATGCCAGCAACAAGTGAAATAATCGTACCGCCATTGTCCATGATGAACCCGAATAAATCACCAACAGCAGAAACAATATCATCAATTACAGATACGACAGAATCAACATCCATATTGTCGATTGCATTTGTTACGTTTGGAATCCACTCATCAGCGGCCTTTTGTAAAATTGGCTGTAATGCTTCGCCTAGTTTTGAATTGACCGTATCACTCAATGTCGAAAGTCTTCCATCCAAAGTCTGAGACTGTGCATCCATTGATTGAAAGTATTTACCGCCTTCAGATGTTGACCTTTTCATTGACTCTGTGATCTCATCGACTGACATTTTGCCTTTTGAAATTCTGTCATAAAGGCTTTGCATGCTTTCTCCTGTTTTCTCTGAGATTTCCTGCAACGGGTTGAATCCTGCATCAATCATCATATTGATGTCTTCAAGTGTTACTTTCTGCGCTGAGTTCATTTTTCCATACGCTCTCGCAATGGAGTTCAGCTTGTCCGCATTTCCCTGTGAAATATCACCAAGCATCATCATGCTATCAACCGCATCATCAGCACTGAAACCAAAGTTCATCAGCAAAGATGTTGCATCTGCCAACTGTGGCATATCGAATGGAGTTGTTGCTCCAATATCAGAAAGCTTTTTGACTGTCTCGCTTGCCTTGTCTGCTGAGCCTGTCATGACCGTAAACGATGTCGTGTAATACTCCATGGACTTCTGATAGTCCACCGCACCGCCTACAAGCTGCTTGAATCCATCAATAACCTTACTGATTGCCTGTGACGCAAGATTAGCCATTGTGCCCTTGAGAACAGTGAACCCATCACCAAGTTTTTTTGATGCATCATCAGCATCATTCATATTGTTAGACAGATTCTTGACCTGTTTTGAACTGCCGTCAGACTCTTTTCCAAGATTATCAATCTCTTTCGCTGTCTTGTTAACGTCCGCTTGAGCATTGTTCATCTGCACTGCAAGCTGTGACAGTGATTTCTTGTTTTTGTCCTGTGCTTCAGTGCTTTCGTCGTACTGCTTCTGCAACTCGTTAACAACTTTTTCTTGCTCTTTGTACTCTTGACTGTTCTTGCCAACTTGAGCTTCGATACTTGCAAGCTTTCCCTTTTCACTTTCAAGCTTTTCACCAAGTTGCGCATGCTCAGCTGCTGACTGTTCAACAGCATCCTGATATGTCTTGTACTGGTCGGATACAAGTTTCAGCTTTGATTTCTGCTCTTCAAGGCGCTTGTTCAGCACGTCACTCTTGGCTGTCAATGCTTCGGTGCTTGTGTCGTTCTTGTCATATGTACTCGTAACAACCTTCATTTCAGAAGATACTTCACGCAAGTTCTGTGTAATCTGGCTTAAAGCTCGCCTGTATTCGCTTTCGCCTTTTAACTTAATAGTACCACCTAATGGCATGAACTCACCCCCTTAAAACCAGTCGTCTTCATGCTGTGATTTCTCGTATGCTTTTGCATATGTTGTTCCTGTCTTTTCAAGCATCAGCTCAAAATCAAAATCGTCTTTGTAATGCTTATAGAACAGGTTGAAAGTTGTCAGTGTCAATCTTCCAACCTCATGAAATGTAAAACCGAGTTTGTTACGCCCGATAAAGTAGAACCATGTAAAGTCTATTGGCTCTGGTTCATCCTCATCGGGGATTATACGTTTTTTTCTGAACTCTGCGTGCTGTCAATGACAACGCCATTCATCAACTGTGCAGATGATTGCAAGCCAATTTCCGTGATCATTCTTCCAACCTGTTTTCGTGTTAGCATCTTTTCTTTTGTGCCATTTTCCTCGTTCTCGATGTCAATTCCTTCGTTCAGCATTGCGGTGATTCCAAAGATAACAGCCTTTGCGTTTGGCTCATCATCGTTTTCTGTGCCATCTGTAAGCTTTCCCCAGTTGTCAAGTGTACCGTACTTGTCCTGAATAACTTCCATCACGTTTAAGTTGAAAACTAGCTTGTATGTCTTGCCTTTGTATTCAAGTGTCTTTGAGATTTCCTTCATGTTTTACCCTCTTTCAAAAAATAAGACAGGTACGAAACCTGCCTTTAATATTCTTTTAAACTGAAGTCTTTGCCATCAGTCCTTCAAGATATGTGACAGCTTCAGTCTTTGTATCAAACGTCTTTGACTTTGACCATGTGCCATCAGCCAATGTTGCAACCGTTCCTGCAAGTTCAGTTGTGCTGAATGATACGCTTTCACCCTTTGTAGAATCATCTTGAGAAGGTTCTGAGAATTTAACCTTGCATAAGAATTCTACCGTGTACTTGTAAGCTCCATTCACCATCTTTGTGACGATTCTTCCAAAACCTACATATGGTGCAACATCGTTTGCATTTCTGACAAGCTCTGAACCTTCTTCTGAAACCGTATGTCCAAGAAGGTCTGCCATTGTCTGCACATCTTCATTGTCGATTCCTGCTGTAACAGAACCCTTTTGAAATGAAGTATCACTCTCAGCCAATGCATCATCTGCATACAAAGACGCATCATTGTTAGAAATATCTACCTTGCATGAAATAGCCTTGGCTGGCTTTTTCGCTCCGTCATAAGTTGCTTTACCGTCTCCCGATTCCGTAAGTTTTGAATATCGGAAGTTATTTAAACCTATTTTAGCCATTTTCGCTCCTTTCGATTGAGAAACATAATGTCTTGTGGTAGTACTTCGTATCATCCTCGTACATATCTGCGGACGATCTGTCAGGTTCCCACATAAACCCAACACTAGCAAGCAATCCCTTTAACGCCTTGATAATCGGCTTGTAATTGCTTTTTGTGTAAATATCAAAATCATAATACTCGATATAATTGAGCAGCTCATCATCACCATGTAGCGTACTCTCTGCGTCTGTTTCCATGTAAGTGATGTACGTTTCTTCATTGCCATTATACCGCAAGAACTTGACTGGAATTTTTTCACCGTTGACTGTGAAGTCACTCAATGTTCTTTCGATGAGTTTATTCATCTAAAAGCCCCCCGCTCAACTTCTTCTGTTCTTCTTCCATTGCTTTCATGATTTGTGATTTTTTGAAAGACTTTCGGAAAAAAGGATGCTTTGGATATTGCTTTTTTGAGCTACCATATTCGAACATGTTAGCAACAAGTGGCGCAGGAGTCTTTCTTCCATCTTTGTTGATGAAATATCCAGTGATCATTACTTTTGTGTTGATACCATCATCTGACGGTGTTTTATACACACGTGACAGCTTCACGTTTTTTGCGAAACCTGAACTTCTCAGCGACCCTGGAAGTGCCGAAATAACGTTCTTGTACACGACCTCTGCCCCTGCTTTTGTCATACCACCGAAGATATGGTCGAACTGCTTGTCGATGTAAGATATATCCTTCAATACGCTATCATCAATATCAATAACAAGTTTTGCCATCAATGAGTCACTTCCTTCGCCTGAATCTCTAGTTCTACACTGTTTTCGTCCACGTTGTTCAGATATTCAATCGTATATGTCTTTCCGTGAAACTCAATCAGCATGTCCCTTGTGATCTCTGTTTTCGGAAACCGAATTGTGAAGTTGGTGTATGCTTTTTCAAAATCAGAATTGTTCGCAATCAGCGTAAATCCTTTTGTCGTCCTCACGTATGCATACGGTGTAAGAATCACCTGCTTTTGTTCTGTCTGAAAGCCATCATCATCTGTCACAATCACAGTCTTGTAAATTGTGATACGCTTTGAATACTTACCTGCGTTTAACATGATTCACACCTCACAATAAGTTGATGCTATGCATCGCAAGAATGCTCTGAACAGTGTTGTTCAAGTCCTTGCTGTCAACATACATCGTGCGGTTGTCCCACATATCCTGACACAAGATCAACACAACGATAACGAACTCAGGATATTTGTCAACGCCATCATCATCAAGTCCTGTATAGCTTTTGATAAATGAGGTTGCAATAGAAATAAGCATGGCCAATGTATTCTTTTCGCTGTCTGTTACTTCGTCCAGTCTCAAATAATCTGCAACGCAATCTACTGTAATATCACTGACTTTGCTTACTTCCATATCGCTTTACCCCTTTCTTATTTGCCTGCTGCCATCACAAGTTTTGCAAGCTTCTGAGTATCGGCAACTTTCGCATCCCACTCAACGAAAGATAAAATTCCAAGTAAATGTTCTTCGGCATATCTTTCTTGTAATACCTGCATGTTAGCTTCTTCTGAAACTTTCACAGCTAAACCAGATAAGTCACCGTAATAAATGGTTGTTTTTCCTGCAAGCATCTTGTCCATCGCATCAGAGCAATAAACATCCTTGCCTAGAAGTGTATATCCCCATTTTGCTGTAAAGTCACGGTTTAATAAATAATCGCCGTCATTATCCTTCAACTTTCTGATTGCATTTCGAGTTTCACGATTCATAATCCAAATAGAATTACCCTGATAGTTGTCGATTACCTTGTCTTGTAAGTCCATCAACTCGTCAGATGTAATCTTTGTGGCTGCGGCAGTTGTAACAGTCATATCTGATGCAATGCCAGTTAGACCTTCAACCTTGCCTACAGTTCCGAACAAAATCTCATGTTCAAAATACAATGCGATTGCTTGTGCCATTTTTGCTTCAACAAAGCCAACGATGTCAAAGTTGGAGTTGTTAATCAAGCTTTTTGAAATTTTTGCAAGACAACGTGCAAGGAATCCGCCAAGTGTAATCTGAGTGATAACAACCTTTCCAGACTCTGCTGTAGTTCCTTCATCTGCATATTGCATCACGATAGAACTGTTCTCCGCATCATACTTTGGTAATACTAAATTGCCAGTGATGTTATAGCGGTCTGCCATAGAGAACACAGGTGAGATTTCAATAACCTGAGAAATAATTTCATTCCAAACAGTTGTCGGAATAAGTGTTTTTGCATCTGCTGGCGTTGTTGGTGTGTCAGTATTTACAATTCCACGAATTGCATTCTCGAATGTTTTGTGATCTCTTTCTGCGTTTGTCATTTCAACATGTGGTGCAGGAACTTCCTTCATTGTCATGTCTGCCATCTGGTCATACATAGCAATAGTTGCATCAATGTCCTTGACTTCCTTTTCAAGGTTTGCAAACTGATTTTTTTCGTCTTCAGATGGTAATCTGTTTTCTGCCTTTGCAGTTGTCAACAATGCTTCCATCTGAGTGACTTTTGCGTTTCGATTTTCGATGAGTTCTTTTACGTTCATTCTTTTGCCCCTCCGTCTTTCTTTAATGAACTAATAATATTGTCGTATGCTGAATAATCAAGCACACGATCCTCGACAGGTTTTTTAGTCTGTTTTGGCTTTTTTAGTGCATCTGGCACATGCTTGTAATTTCTGAATAAATCTGTTGCACATGCCTGTACATCCTTCACTGTTTCAAGTGCGTTCACGTTGAAATAATTCCCGATGTACATATCATCATCCGCATTGCCACTGAACCACGTTTCGTTGTTCACCAGCTCTGCGATCTTCTCTGCTGTTATTCCTTCTTTCGCTTTACTTTCGTACATTGGCAACATCGTTCCGCTTTCAATAAGATTTAATGTGTCAATGTCATGCTGCAGCTCGTTAGCATTTCCGTATGCAAACGTCATCGGCTTGTGAATCATCAGTACAGAATTTTTGTAAATATTGATATCGTCTGCAACCATGGCAAGATATGTAGCGGCACTTGCACACAATCCATCAATGTACGCATGAATCGTTGCTCCGTTGCTCTGCCTGAATCTCTTTAGCATTGTGACCATTGCGGAACTTGCAAACACTGAGCCACCGCCTGAATTGATGTAAATATTAAAGTCTGTCACGCCATTCAAGCTGTCAAGCTCTGTCTTGAGTGCGTTCGTATCAACTGCTGTTTCTGATTTCTCACCAGTCCACAAGTCCGGCTTGTTCTCATCAACAATATTGCCGTATACGTAAAAATCTGCACTATTTTTCGTCAGATTCTTCAGGTATTTGTAATTCATCATCTGCCCCCCGTTCAGTTTCTTCCACTTTATCAGTCGTTTCTTCTTCCTCTCCACCTGTCACCTGTCCAGTGTTTGGCGTGTAATATGTTCCGGAATTGATGTCGTACAATACAGCACCTAGTCCAACATTGATCACGTCCATACCCTCAACATAGTTCAAATTCTCCATACGGCGCAACTCATTGATAGTCATAAGTCCTGTGTCTTTTGCAACCTTGTAAGCATCGAATCTTTCCTTGATACTTGCTTTCACAATTTCCTTAGTGTCAAATTCAAAGAAGAAGTTTTTCTTTTCTTTTTCCAACAGCAACGTGCTGTTGAGTGCTGTCTCAAATGCTTTAATAATCGGATATATCGCTTCCTTGAATGTCAGGTTGAAGTCACTATGAATGTGGAAAACTCCATTTATTTCATCCTGCAATGTTTTCTTCGACTCATTCAACTGCATTTCAACAGAACTGTTTGACGATTCCTGAAACTTGATGCCGTTATTTAGAACCATGACGGACTCGGTGTTGTTGGCGTATAACCTCTTCCAGGCTTCTTTTAGCTTGTCCACTTCTTCCTGTCCAAGCCTACGCTCTGCCTGCAAGAATCCTTTTTTATTACCACCTGTCTGAACCAGTCCAAGCTGATATACCAACGTGCTATAAGCTGTTTCGAGCGCCTTAGATATTTCTTCCGTCAATCCCTTTCCGCTTGCTCCGTCTTTGGTGTTCCTCAACAACTTGACCATGTTCCACGGATAGATTTTGTTTGCTCCGACATAGAATTGTACGAACATGTTCATTGGGTCTGAATTTTTCCAAACCGTCACATCAATGTCCGGTATATATTTTAATGCCGTTACTTTGTTCTGTCGGTCTATCTGGATGTAACAATATCCACCCTTGCCGAGCAGATAATCCTCGACCATGGCTTTTTTTGTCTGAAAACCATCAAGCGTGTTTCCTGTGTCACCGTTCAACATTCGTACACGGCTGTCATTCTGCACTTCCTCAACTTTACCTTTCTTGTACTTGTAAAGTTTAACAGGCATTGCCGCAATCGAACCGCTGATAAAATCAACAGCACCTGATACGGCAGGAAGCGTGAGGGCCTTTTCCCTCGTGATTGTCTCATTATTGAGCAATGCCGATAATAGCACATCGTCAAGCTGAACACTTTGATCATTAATATTTACTTTATTCTTGAATATTTTTTTGAATAGTGCCACTCTCGTTACCACCCTTTTATATTATTTTCTATTTGAAACATTTTTACGCAAATAATATAGCATAAATGCACGTTTTTATCAATTAAATCATCTGGAACGTGAAGTCACCTTCATTTAAGAAATAATCCTGCTCAAGAAGGTAAATCGCATTGATAAGTGATACCACCATATCAACTTTGCCGTTACTCTTTTTCTTGCTCACGTACATGTTTTTGTTAGTATCATATGCACATTTTGCATTCTGAAAGTTTATCTCTAGCAATTTATTTTCTGTGTATTTGAATTTCTGCTTAAGTATTGCTTCTTTCATCCTCTTTGTCGGAGAATGTAACACGCTTGAATACTGCTTTATTTGAACCGTGTTATAGCCTTCATTAGCCAATTTCTGCGCTGTGCTTAATGCATTCCATCTATCATATCCAATCGCCTGAATTTGCACGTTATAACGGCTCTCAACGCTCAAGATTAATTGCTCAACAAATGCATATGAGATAACTCTGTCACCACATGCGAATACCTTCCCACTCTTCAGCAATTCCTGATAGTTCACACGCTCTGAGACTGTTTTCTCCGTGATCCTGTCTGCTGGAATGAACGCAAAACTTTCTGCAAGAATGTTATCATCATCATCGACAGAAACCATGGCAACAGATGTATTATCGTTCGATTCTGAAAGGTCAACACCTAAATATACAACTCTGCCGTTCCAATCAATATTCGCAACCTTGCATGCTTGAACATCCTTAACATCAATAAACGTTTCTGTTCCTTGCCCTTGATAAATGATATTGCAGTGCTTTGTAACAAAATTCTCTCGCTCGTTCTCAATAGCAATTGCTCTGGCTCTTTTCTTTACAAGATCATCCCAAATTTCAGGGATTTCCAATGCCGCAGGATTCGCCTGCTTTAAAACCATGTCGTCTGTTTCCCAATCTGACGTTTTGTCTGGTTCATACAACAGTGCAAAAACAGTTTCGTCTTTCTGAATGCCATCAAGAACCTTCTTGGCATATGCAACCTCATCCTCGAAAGGATTGTCGATTGTCGGATATTTTGTACTGATAATGAACCCTAGTTTGTTTAGAACGTTAAGCTGCCCAGAACGCATAGCTTCAACAGGATAGCCGTTTGGCAATGCTCCAACCTCATCTGCGATAAATGCGTTCGGCATACGTCCGTCCATACGGTTGTTACTGTATGCAAGCGGTATAAGCGTGTTTTCGTTTGGCTTGAACTTGATGTAGTCCCTTAACAACTTGAAACGCTTCGTTCCTTTGTACTCATATAGCAGCGGACTGCTTTTGATTGTATCTGAGATTGCTTCTTTTATCTCTCTCGACAATGCACCATCCGGCGCAACTGAAAAGAACTTTGAGAACCTTGGTTCTGTCAAAAACAAGATGATGAAGATTGTGGCGACCGTGTACGTCTTGAAGTTCTTTCTGCAAATTTCCAAAAGCCCTGTCTCGTATCTTCGTTTTTTCGGCTTGTCACGATATACAGTACATAGCATGGCTGTATAAAATAGCCATTGATAGCCAGTGGCACACTTATACATCGACTGTCCTGCTTTCAATCCTTTCGGCATGTTAAGCAGTTTCAGAATGTTTTCAATCTGCTTTACCTTTTTTTCAGACACGAAGTACTTTGAATCTTTTCCTTCTACGATCCTCATCCAGTCTCGCATCTGCTTTTTGACATATTTCGGAGTGTCTTTCTTTCTGACTGAACTTTTGCAACATTCGTAAGCCTTACTGCTCGTCACCGCCATCATCGTCACCGCCATTTATCAACTGAAGCAACGGGTCTGTATCACTCTCAGAATTTTCATCACCAGAAAATTTCGAAATGATCTTCATCAGCGTGCTCACCGTCTTATTTGCACTGTCGGTTGTGCGGTTAAAGTCCTGAATGGCAGGATGAGAATATACGTTTTTTCTGCCCTTGACATATTCTTTTGTGACAAGTACGCCATCATTTTTAATAGACGATTCAAGCTCGGTTAATATTTTCAACTGCACCATATATCGCCTAAATGTCGTAATAAAGAAAAAGTTCTTATCAACTCCAAACGCTTCTGCTTTCTGTAATATTTCTTCCGCCTGTTCGTTTACTGTTTTTCGCATATCTCTTTCACCACCTTTAACGCACTCTCGATTGCGCTATCCATGTTGTAATATTTGTATTCCGCAAGTCTTCCGACTGTGATCAAACCATCACGGTCTGCAAGCTCTTTGTATTTCTGATACAGTGCTTTGTTCTTTTCATCCTCAATCGGATAGTACCTGTCTTTTCCCTTTTCCCATTTCTGCGGGTATTCCTTCGTGATAATGGTTGTCGGTGTTTTCACGCCCGTAAAATGCTTGTGCTCGATAATTCTTGTAAACGGCACTCTTGCATCGGTATAATTCACTACCGCATTGCCTTGGTGATTTTCTTCATTCAATTCTTCAGTCTCGAATTTCAAGCCCCGATACTCCAACGCACCAAAACAATAGTTGTAGTACTCGTCAA